CGGGAATCGTCGGATATATCATGTGTAACACTAACGATCCATATTGGAACTTACCTTCACAACAGCTTAAGAACCACATCGACAATAATTTCGCTCCTGGATATGCCTATCTCCAGGATACTGGTGCTGGAGCCGGATGGAAGCCGTGGGTAAATACATACCTCTGGTCATTTTTGATGACTGTTGTGGACCAAGTCGCCGCAAAGGATAACGTCCCCTCTGCCGTCATATCGGCATCCCCGACCATTGGTACATCACCCCTGACTGTCAATTTTACCGGTGAAAACAGCACTGACGATGATGGCGATTTCCTCACCTATTACTGGGAATTTGGCAACGGTGATACAAGCACTGATACAAATCCGGCGAATATCACCTACCCTACAGACGGAACCTTCACCGCAAGATTAACGGTGACCGACATTAAAGGGTTGACGAACTTCGCCGAAATCACGATCAATCCAGGTGGAACCAATACTCTACCGCAAATCACTGCCGCTGCCTCTGCCGATCTAACGGAACTGACTGATTTGGCCGGTACAATCGTGCGTGTTGGTGCTACAGATGGAAATAACGATGAGCTAGTATATGAGTGGACTGTACACACAGGTCCAGGGACGGTTACCTTTGAAACACTCGCCGCCGACCGCGAAGCCTTCGAGTTCGAAATAGGGGATTCCTCCTACTATGAGTTCACCGACGGCGACAAAATCGCTCAGTTCACTGAACCTGGTGAATATGTTCTACGTGCCACTGTGAGCGACGGCAACGGCGGTGTGGTAAGCAGCGATGTACCGATCACCGTCGCCGCCCCAGCGATTACTCCTGCGAGCAGCCAGTATATGACCCACTTCTATGTCGACGGTTACCTGCGCAGATTGCCGACAGTGAGGGCTTTATCCTAATCTACCCAGAATGTTTATTTTGGCCTGAAAACTGGTACTGGAACGTTGATTGGTATAAGAACTGGCTGGTTGAGGAAAAGAATATTGCAGAAAATACTGACGTTAAGTACTTTGATGCAATGGTTGCATGGTCTAAAGCCAACTATAACATCAAAGATAGCCAAATATTCACCACAGGGGGTTCCTTTGGTGCTTTCTTTAGTCTATTCCTTGCAGTAGCCAGGCCCAACACAATTGCAGCATTCGGTGGTAGTTCCGGTGGGATGGCCGGCCCAGATTGGCCGAACCCAGCCTCCACCACTCCACTGGCTTTCCCAGTTGAACTGCCTTCATCGGATGATTTCCAACTTAAGGGAATCGTACTCCACTCTGAAGACGACAGCACTGTACCTTATTCCCAGGCGCCTGCCATGTATGCTGAGATGTTGGCCAAAGGTCACATCTCCGAGCTAATCACATACGATGGATATGGGCACGGTTGGAATAATACTCATAATGAGACTCAGTGGAACTTCTTCATGGAGAACTAAAATTTATGTTGCAAGATTTTACGAACCCACTTTATTTAGCAAGGAAGGATAACGATTTTGATACAGAAGCAGTATATATAGAATAACTATAGGTAACGTAGAGTCATAAATGTGTCACCTAACGCTCGATGTACAGTAGCTAAATGTTGTTCATATCATCCATGTAAAGGTTATTGTAAAAATGGGAAGAATTTCCTACAAAAAATGAGAAAATGTCCAAGGGATTTATGGACATTGTAATATTATTATAAGATCATAAACATAGAAATACTATATTATAAAAAGGGAATAAAATAATGGCAATTTCAGGTATAACAATAGATCAATTATTATCAGCAGATTTTATTAAAGATGATGATATCCTTCAAATATTAGATAATGTTCGAGGTGGTTATTACAATAAAAATATCAGATGCTGTTGATCAAAATTCTTCTGATATAGTTGTGTTATCTTCAGCTATTGATACAAATACATCAAATATTTATGAACTTTCTGCAACACCAGCAGATATCAATACACAAACAGTATCTGCATATACATTACAAATAAGTGACTCAAGTAAAACAGTCCATATGATATATCCTACATCAAATGTTGTAATTATACCTTCAGAGTCGTTTTTAACAGGTACTGAAATAGCAATTGCTCAAATTGATGCAGGTGTTACAAGTATTTCGGCAGCACCTAATGTATATTTAAATAATGTATCAGGTGGAAGTATAACATTTTTTGAACAATTCGGTTTAGTTACTGTCCGTAATATAAGTGCAGATTATTGGACAGCATTTGGATCAACTTCAGGTATTCCCACTTAATCCTTAAGTGTAATAATACAATAAAATAAATTTATAGTATATAAATATAGAAAATATTGATATTTTAATTAATATACTAATAGAAAACATATAAGGATTTAAATAATATGGCAGATAAAAGCAACCTTAAAGATACACTTAATAAATTTCTTACATTCTTTAAACCGGGTGAAGTAGATGTAGTTAATGATAAATTTGTAGATTTTGTTGATGTACCATCAGATAACCCTGATGTAGAAGTATATAGTGTTATTGATACCGCTATGGAAGAAGAGCAATATAAGAATATGGGTTACGATTCATCAAATTCTTATAAAAATTTAGTTTATGGTAAAATACCATATGATAAACCTAAACGTGTAAGATATTATCGTACTATGTCATTTTTTCCTGAAGTCGGTATGGCTATTGATGAAATTTGTGACGGTACAATTAATTATGATGAAAATGGTAGAATAATTAATATCAATACAAAAGATGATAATTTAACTGATGATCAAAATGATGCACTGACAAAGGAATTTGAGGAATTTGTTTCAATTTATGATCTTGAAAATGAAGGTTGGGAATATTTTAGAGATATTGTTATTGATGGTGAAGTATGTTTTGAGAATTTAATGGATAAAGATAAACCTGAATTAGGTATTGTTGGAGTTAAACGTATTCCTACTGAATCTTTTGAATATCTCATTGATGTTAATATGAATATTGTTGGTATACTTGTTAATGCTCAACTTATTTACGCTAAACATGCAGATATTAATCAAATTGATGTTAAAAATAGTATTAATTCAGTTAATGGATTACAGAATGTAGATCTTCGTAATCAATTTGGTCAACGTGGTAAAAGTTCAATTATACCATTTCCTATCAATCAAATTACTTTAGCGAATACTGGACAATACAGTATTGATAAAACTATTGTTTATCCTGTATTAGAATTAGCTAGACGTGCATATAGACAACTTTCATTAATTGAAGATGCTATTATTATTTATCGTTTAATAAGAGCACCTGAACGATTAGTCTTTAATGTTGATACTGGTGGTCTTCCTCCTGCTAAAGCAGAAGAAATGGTTTTAAAACTTATGAAACGTTATCAAACTAAAAAAGTTTATGATCCAACTTCAGGTACTGTAGTAAATGATTATGACCCTCATCAGATGTTAGAGTCGTATTGGTTCCCTAAAATTGAGGGATCTGCTGGTACTACTGTTAATAGTCTACAATCAGGACAAAGTTTAGGTAATTTAGAGGATTTAAATTATTTCTTAAAGAAGCTTTATAATTCTTTAAAAATTCCTTATAATCGTTTTTCTGATACTCCAATACCAGTAGAAAAGTCTGATACTATATCATATGAAGAATATCGTTTTTCTAAGTTTATAAATCGTCTTCAAGATCAATTCGCTAAAGGTATCTTTAGTTCATTTGTAACTCACTTAAAGCTTAATGGAATTTGGGAAAAGTTTAAACTCAATAAACGATCATTTACAATTAATTTTGTTCGTCCAACATCCTTTGATCTATTTGAACAACAGAGATTACTTAATCTTAGAATGGATAACTTCAATAGAGCAACAGAACATGAAATGTTTTCTAAGGATCAAGCAGCTAAGAAATATCTTGGTATGTCTGATGGTGATTTGGAAGCTAACTATAAAGCATTAGAAGCCGAGATGATTAGAGTTGCATATCTTAATAGAAAGGTCGATAGTGTAGCTGAGTATGGTACACCATATGGTTCTGATATACAGGCTGTTGTTTCAGGGGGTGAAGATGAAGGATTTGAAGGTGATGATATAGGTGGTGACATAGGCGGTGATGTAGGTGGTGCTGAACCTGAAGTAAGTGCTGAACCTGTTAATGCTGAAACACCAGAAACTACACCTGAAACTGCACCAGAACCTGAAGGCGAGTTTTAATAAAAACTTAAATAAGTTTTAAGTAAGCGATGATTTTAATAAATCATCGCTTTTTTTATGTCTTTTTTATAAATACATTTAAACGTATTGGTTATACATACGTTATTAATTAAGAAAGGACTTAAATATGAATAACTACCTTAAATTAATCTGCGAAAAAGATTTCCATGATTTAGATATCTTAATTGAACAGGATAATAAAAATACCAAAAAATCAGTAAAGATTAGAGGTCCATTTATTGTAGCAGGTGAAGAAAATGCTAATAAACGTATTTACCTTGAACCAGTAATGGAAAGTGCTGTTACAGAATTTCAAAGGGATTTCATTTCACAAAATCGCGCTGTTGGTGAACTTAATCATCCTACTACTATTGATGTGGATTATAATAATGCTTGTCATAAGATTTTAAGTCTTACAAAGGAAGGTAATCTTTGGATTGGTGAAAGTGAAGTCATTACTGGTCACCCAAAAGGTGATATACTCACAAGTTTATTGGAACATGACATTAAAGTCGGTATGAGCACACGTGGTGTTGGTAATATTAACGAAGCTAAAGAAGTTGATGAATATAAGTTGATCACAGTTGATGTCGTTCATGAACCTAGTGGTCCCGGTTGCTTTATGGAAGGTATTTTGGAAGCTAAAAATTATATGATTAATGAACATGGTGATATCATGGAAATTGCATATGATAAACTTGAAAAAAGTTTAAATAAACTTCCTAGATATTCTGATGAGAAATCTTTACAGATTTCAGATGCAATCAAAAACTTTTTTATGGATTTTTAAAAAGAGGATTAGAGAAATGGATGAAATTAAAGATCTCATTAATCTCATTTGTAAAGATGAGTTATATGATGCTAGAAACAAGTTAGATGTAATTATTAAACAAAATATTGATGATTATAAGGGTGATATAAGTAAAAAAGTTGATATTTTCAAGAAAGAAAGTTAATTTTTTTATAAAATTTTATAAATAAATATAAAAGGTACAGATTCAGTTATGATCTGTATGTAAATTTCGAATAAAACGGAGACAAAAAATGAAAGATAAATTAGTAAAACTCCTTAAACAGATTGATGCTGAAATTTCAGAAGATCATATCGCAGAATTAGTTTCTGTTTTTGAAACAAAACTTACAGAAGCAAAAGAAGCAGGTTATTCTGATGGTATTGGTAAAGTTTCTGAAATTGATGCAGATTATTCTAAAAAATTAGAAGAAGCTGTTGATAAGGTAAAAACTGATTATGAAACACAACTTAATGAAATGGATGACGACCATGCTAGTAAACTTCAAGAATTAGTAGAAGCTATTGATGAAGATCATTCCACTAAACTTGAAACTTTAGTAGAAGCTATTGATGAAGATCATTCAGCTAAACTTGAAACTTTAGTAGAAACTATTGATAAAGATCATACATCTAAACTTGAAACTTTAGTAGAAGCTATTGATGAAGATCATACATCTAAACTTGAACATATCGTTGAAAGTTATGAAGAACATTATGAAAATCTTATTACTGAAAAGGTTCAAGGATTTATCAGTACTTATATCAAAGAATCTATTCCTGAAGAAAAGGCAATTGAACAAGCACGTCTACAAAAGCTTCAAGAATCCGTTTCTAAAATCCGTGAGATTTTATTCTTCAGTGATGAATATGTTAACACAGAAATCAAAGAAGCTATCAAAGAAGCAAAAAATAAAATTGATGGCGAAAAGGGTAAGGTTAACCGTTTAATGGTCGAAAATATGGATCTTAAACAAACAATTATGAAAAAGGAAGCAATGCAATTGCTTGAGCAAAAAACAGAAAGCATGAAACCAGCGTTAGCTGCGTATGTCAAAGAATACTTTGACAAAGTATATGATGCTAAGGAAATTGATGCAAAATTAAATGAAGCTGTCGAAGCTTTCACTAATCATGAAGATAGTGAAAAACAAAAAGTGGTCGAAGAAAAAGAAAGAGGTATACAACCTATTATCGACATTCCTCAAGAAGAGGAAATGACTATTAACGAAAGTGATGAAAATGATGACGATATCATGGACATCTATGTTAATAAATACAAACGTTCAAACTCTAAAGAAAGAAATTAAGGAGAAATTTAATATGTTTCAACATCTTAGTCCCGATTATCAGGAGACCGTTGTAAAACGTTGGGATAAATTGCTCAACGAAGGTGATGCTATCACTTCTGACTCTGCTCGCGTTGCAACTGCTCTCGTTCTTGAAAACACAGAACGCGCTTTCCGTGAATCGTACTCTGGCGCTATTAGTTCTGTAGGTGGTCTTGGTGCACAACACGGTGCAACTCCCGGTGGTTCCCCTGGTGGTGGTGGTGCACTAGGTACAACTAATACATACGGTGCAGGTGACTCCCGTCTTCCTACCATCGTTATCCCAACAGTTCGCCGTATTTTCCCTGAGCTTATCGCTCATGATATCGTTGGTGTTCAGCCAATGAACGGTCCTGTTGGTTTTGCATTCGCAATGCGCTTCCAATATGGTGCTAATGCGGGTGGTGGTACAGTAACTGATCATCAAGGCGATGAAATGGGTTACAATACAGTTCATTCTGATCATGTCGGTGCGTCCGGTTTGGTTGAATTGGACGATTCGGCTAACTTCGGTCAAACAGTACCGGGTGTTGGTGCAACTACTCAAGCTAATGATTATTGGCAAAGATTTGCTGGCGGTACTGCTGGTACATATAATGGTATGGGTGCGAACCTTAACCAATCCGAGTGGTGGAAAATCGGTGAAGATATGCCAATGTCTCAATTCCGTCTTGAAAAGGGTATTGTTGAGGCTAAGTCTCGTAAGCTTGCTACACATTGGAGCTTAGAACTTGGTGAAGATATGAGTACCATGCATGGTATTGATGTTGACGCTGAAATGGTAGACGTTATGTCCTACGAAATTAAAGCAGAAATTGATCGTCAGCTTATTGGTGAAATGATCAAAGCTGCTATCGTTGGTGATGCTACTAGTCCTGGTAAATATCTTTCTGACTGGACTCCAGTTAGTGCAGATGGTCGTAACCAGTTAGAGCGTATTGGTACTATCTATACTCAGGTATTGCTCAAATCACAGCAAATTGCAATTAATACCCGTCGTGGTCCTGCAACATTTGCGATTACTACTCCAAACGTAACTGCGTTCCTTGAACGTCTTGGTCAGTTTGCTCTTGACAACTCAGCCGTGAAGGTGAGTGGTGAGAATGTTGGTGTAGCTAAAGTTGGTAGCATGCGTAACGGTGGTATCACTGTTTATCGTGATACTCTCGCACAAGGTGATTACATCCTTCTCGGTTTCAAGGGTAAGTCCAACTATGATTCCGGTGTAATCTACTGTCCATATATTCCATTGCAGGTTAATCGTGCAGTTGGTAATCAAGACTTCAGTCCAAGAATTGGTCTCCGTACTCGTTACGGTGTACTCGCTCAACTCTTCGGTTCGGCGAACTACTACCAAATGATTGGTGTTTCTGGTCTTACAGGTATTCTTAATGCTGATGGTGGTCGCGTCTTCAGTTTTTGAGGATAATTAGTATAATTAGTATAAATTACTAATTATTAAGGAGTTACATAATCTGTAACTCCTTAAATTTAATATTTTTAATAGAGGAAGAGCTTTCATTATGGATAAAAAAGAAGTTGAGTTTGTTGAATGTCCTTATTGTGAAAAAACATATAAAACAAAAACAAGACTAAATATACATTTACAGAGAATTCATAGTTTTACAAAAGAAGATGCTAAAAAATATTGTAAAGGTTTAAATGTTATCACATCTTCAGAAATAGCGTCAAGCAAAAACATTAAAAAAACATGTTTAAGTCGTTACGGTACAACGAACGGTGGTTGTTCTAAAGAAGCTTTAGAAAAGATAAAACAAACAAATCTAGAACGTTATGGTGTTGCGTATACTTGGCAAGATAATAACACAAAAAAGAAAATAAAACAAACAAATCTAGAACGTTATGGGACAGAAAATCCTATGCAAAATGACGAGATTTTTAAAAAACGAGAAGACACGTGTAAAGAAAAGTATGGATTTAAACAACATTTAAAATCCCCAATAATCCAACAAAAAATTTCTGATACTTGTATGGACAAATATGGTGTTACTAGATATTGCGCTACAGATGAAGGTAAACAAAAACAAAAGGAAACTAATTTCAAAAAATATGGAATGTGGTATACTCAAACTGATGAACACGACAAATATAATTATCAATGGAAAGATTATATATTTCCTTCCGGTAAGTCAATTAGATGTCAAGGATATGAGCCATTAGCTTTGAATGTTCTTTTAAATTCTTATGTAGAAAGGGAAATAATTACTTCTACTATTGAAATCAGAGAAAAGGTTGGAGATTTTTGGTATGATTTTGATAATAAAAAATCCCGATATTATCCCGATATTTTTATACCTAAAGAGAATTTAATAATAGAGGTTAAAAGTATCTATACATACTCGCAACAGAAAAAGAAAAATATTAAGAAAAAGGAAAGCTGTATAAATAAGGGGTTCAAATTTGAATTTTGGGTATTTAATCCTAAAGATGAGTTAGTTGATATTATATTTTGAGTTTTTATTATATTGAGATTTATGGTACTGTAACTTTGCGTATGTTTTATCTATTAAAAATTCATAAATAGGTAAAAAGGATTATTATGAGCAATTACCTTAATTTTCAATTGCAAAGTGAAGATGATGTTAAAAATTGGATTATGATTCAATTGGGATATCCATTAGTACATGTAGAAATTACTGATGAACAATTAACATCTAATATTAATGATGCTATAGAAGAATTTACTAAATATGTAACTGAAGAAAGGGAATATATTGGATTAGATTTAGAAGATTATCAAACTAGTGGTTTTACTCTACCTAGTAATGTTACATCGGTATTTGCTTTAGAAGAAAGTAATATTTATGGTAGCACTACTGGCGGTGTGAATACTTTGTTTTCTGTCCAGAACACGATGTGGAACGCAGGTATGTTACCTATACCTTCTAGTGGTAATAAGGGTTCATGGATTGATTATGAATTAGCAATGTCTTATGTAGATTTAATGCAACGTATGACAGCAGCTAAATTTTATTATGAATATAATGAAAGAAGTCAATTGTTAGTATTGACACCTAATCCTTCAGATAAAAATATGAAAGGTATTATTTGTGTAGGTGCGAATATTATTAGAACTGATGATCAACATTTTGGTGAAAGTTGGGTTAAACGTTTTGCTTTAGCATTATCAAAAATAATGGTTGGTAATGTAAGAACAAAATATCAAGGTACACAACTTCTTGGTGGTGGTTTAATAGATAATACATTAAAAGTTGAAGGTTTAAATGAAAAGGTTAGTTTATTACAAGAAGTAAAACAAACATTCCGTTTTGTTACGTTCTTTGTAGGATAAGGAGATATAATATGAATTTTAATAAAATATACTATAATAAAATAGATTTATTTAAAGAGGCGAAAAAAGAGGAAGAAAATAATCCTCCAAATGATTATAAAGTACCTCAAGAAGATGGAGATATTGAAAATAAAAAACAAGCTGAAAGGGAAGTAGATAAAGCAGTAGATAAAAAACAAGAAAAAGACAATACCAAAGATATAGACAAGAAAATAGAAATCCTCGATGATAAGATGATAGATATGATAACTGGTGAAGTTGAAATGACATTATCTTCTATTTTTAAAGAAAAAGAGTATAGAATTAACATTAAATATTTACCTGATGGCAAATTCTCTGGATATGTTTCATATAATGATGAAGAAGACGCTAAAAGGGCTTATGAGAATACTAATACTGTTGGTGAATTATTGAATTATATTAATATTCATGCAGAAAGTGATTCAAGTATTTATCCTGCTTTAAAGATACTTAAAAAAGAGTTGATAGCAATTAAACGTGATTACACACCTGAAGAAATTGCTGAATTAGCTTTAGAATTCCCAATTTAAAGGATTTAAAATGCCTATTCCTGCTGATGCATATAATTTAAGTACAGGTACGAAATGGAAAATGTCTATCCCTTTCAAAGAGATAGATGAAGATGCAAATGTAGATAATCTAACATTAAATGTAACTGATATGACGTTACCTGAGTTGGAAATTGTTCCAGCACATATGTCTATTAGGGGTAGAAGATTTAGTTTACCGACAGGTGTTAAAGAAGAAGATAAGTTAATAACAGTAGGTTATATGTTATCTTCTAATTGGCATCAATATCGTTTTTTATATAAATGGTATGAAAAGGTAACAAATATTTATAATGGTACGGGGGAGTCATTAGATAATTCATTAGTGGATATTTATGTAAAGGTTATATCTGAATATAAAAATACTATGTTTGACATAATTTTTAAGGGATGTTGGTTATCAAAATTGGGAAAAATTAATTTAAATTACCAGACTGGTGTTAATGAAATTAATCATTCTTTTTCTTTTTATTACCAATTAATCGAATTTAAACAATTTGATTCAGTCGAATAAAGCTAATTTATTCGTTGAATTTATAAATACTATAAACAATAAATAATTTCTTTTATAGAAATAAGGAGTAAATGAAATGCATAGCAGAAACAATGACTTTATGAGAGCATATATGGAATCTCTTACAGATCGTGAAGCAGAAGCAAATTCTGTGGAAAAAAAGGATACAGTTGAAAATACTCGTGGAGAGCGTTTCATAGTAGAAGCGGTTTCTAAGAATTTTGATGATATTAAAGAATATGATAAAACAGGTGAAGCTACATCTTATCGTAAATATTCAAAACACGTAAACGAAAACACTCTTTGGGTTGCAGTTAAAGATGGAGCGAATGATATTTATGTATATCCTTATAATGATGAAGGTGTATGTAAAATTTATGAAACTGATCAAACTCTCAACGCTACCTATAAACGTCATAATTCAATTATGGATATCTATAGTGAAATAACAAAGACAGAGGAATAATATGAAATACGAGAAGTGTTGTGAGTCGTGTAAATTTTTTGAGCCTAGGAATAAATTTTGTAGACGTTTTCCTCCTACGCCTATTGTAAAGGACACTGAAAATCGTTATAACTCTCATACAGGCGAAAAAGGAAAGAGAGATTTCATTATATCTAAGTATCCAGTAATTGCTATGCCAGATTTAGATTGGTGTGGTGAATTTGAATCTTCAAATGTAATGTAATTAACCAGTATTTGAGAAAGTAAAAGTGAAAGAGAGAGATTATAATGGCGATAAAACAGAATTTTAGTCCTCGTGGCTATTTAATATTAGATACGTCCTATTTCAATCATTATATGATTGGTAGGGCGTTTAATCATTATGAAAAACATTTTGATGTTCCGAGTGATAAAAAAGAACTTTGGGAAATAGACTTTTCCGCAGTTCCTGAGTTTTTATCTATATTGGCAAAAACCTATTTAGATGGATTGAATTTTATATTACGTTCATATAATATAAAAATGGGTAATATTATTTTCGCTACAGATTGTCATATTAAAAATTGTTGGCGAATGGATATCTTCCCTGAGTATAAAATAGATAGATTAATTAAAAAGAGTGCTAAGGAAGGATTAAATAAAAGTCCTTTACATAAATTTATAGGTAATATATTACTACCAAAAATCCTTAGGAAAAGAAACTATGGATTTGTATTAAATAATGATTACTCTGAAGGTGATGATATCATAGCAATATCTAAAAAGTATCTTCGACAAAAATATCCTGAAATGGAAATTGTTGTCTTAACTAATGATTCAGATATGTTACAACTTCATGATAATAAAACACATCTTTACAATTTTGAACACTATGATATAATGAAACGATCTATTGGATCTATTAAGAAGGATTTAATGTATAAAATCATCTTAGGAGATACATCTGATAGTATACCTTCATGTTTTCAAAAAGTGAAAGGTGATAAGGTACTATGTAGAGGGTGTGGTAAGAAAACAGCTAAAAAATTAGTTGATGATGTAGAACTCCTAAAAGAAAAATTTAAACAGTATCCAGATGCTGTAAAGGTTTATAAACGGAATAAAAGCATTATCGATCTTGACCTTATCCCTGAAGAAATTGTTAGAGATGTCTTGAAAATCCTTGTAGAACGTATATAATATTCTAACTAATAAATAGGATTTTTATGTTAAAGTATATTCAAATTGTAAATTATATTGATATTTGTTCCACAGCATTTGTACGATTTCTAAATGATATCCCTCATAACTATGATGAGGACAATGAATCTTTAGTAATTAATCTATCTAATCCGAAATATAAGGACATTCTTAAATATCATTTAGATAATGAAATTAAAGCTGTTTCGAATACTTACGGAAAAAAGACGATTTTTATTCACACATGTACTTTAAAAAACAATTGGAAGGGTTATAATATAACTATAGACGAGACATGTTCATACAATAAATATGAAATTATTGATGATAGTCTTTTAATTGATGTGAATCTTTTAACTAAAATATTAGAGAGGAAATGGAATGACATAAATAAAAAGAAGAATGTGATAACTATTTCAGACCAAAATATTGATGTAAATGATGTAGATAGACTCTTAATAGAGTTTATTGGGAATGAGTTCGTGACAAAATATAAATCAGATTATATAATAATTAACGATATTAATGCTAATTATTATGGAATCAAAACAGAGGACATGCCAGAAGATCTGGTAGACTCTATTAAAAATAAACTAATAAACTATAACCTTTTAATTTAAAGGAAAATGAATATGATTACTGATAGTGTTGTAATGGTAAAGATTAATGATGAAATTAAGAATGTGAGCATTAGTGAACTTAAATCCTATATGGATAATCTAAGGGGATCTGATTTCATTCCTATGATTTTCGCTATGCCCTATAAACAAGAAGGCAGAGTTAAGGATTTTACCAATATTAAGTACATTAACGAAAAAGATACTAAACATGTGAATCTTTATAAGGTAGAAATCGAGAAACCTAATGGTGCTAGAAGTACATTTATTTCAGATAAAGATACCATGATTATGGCTCATAGTGTTTTTAAATTTTTCAAAATCAATGAATTCGAAAGAGTAGAGTATGATGATGTAAGTGATACTCGAAATAAAATTAAAAATATGACGTATTTTGATGATATTACTGGAATGAAATGTAAAGTTTGTTCAGTTACTCTTATTTCTAACGAGGAAAAGCCTTCCAAAATGTATTATTTGAAGACTAGAGCTAATAATGTATTTTGTAATGGTGTACTAATTAAATAATGACTCTGTTTGATTGTTTAAATGATATTATAAGGGAAAAAACAGGTACTCTCCATAAACAACCTGAATTTAAGAAGGTTTGGAGTACTTATATGATACTTAGATATTTAAGTATGGATAGTGATTTTATGGCAATTGCTGCCGAAATGAATCACTATCAAGAGATTTTAACTAGTGAACAAATGTATTTATTCTTAGTTAAAGTGGTCCCTTATAGATATAAATCATATATTACATATATTAAACCTAAAACTAAACCTAAAAAGAAAGCTAAAAAGAAATAAATTATTTAGTTTTATTTCATATAGTAAATGGCCTATAGTTTGATGCTATAGGCCATTTTTTTATTCTCTGATATTATAAATATTATTAAGAAAAGATTTGTATTTATAATTTAAGGAGAAAATCAATGGCTTTTCCAAAATCAATGGCTGAATATTACTCCACTCTAAGAACAAAAGGCGTTAAGCTAACTCAGCAGTATCAAATGAATATCATTAATACTGGTATTACAGAAGTGGACAATATGCTTGCTGAACTTACTATGTGGGCTAAAAGTGCTACTGCTCCCGGTAGAACTCAAAATTTTGCACCTATTCATTATTTAGCATATGAATTTAGTGTGCCGTCTAATTTCGATATGACTAAAACGATTACACTTGATATCAATTGTGATGCTGCGTTAACTATTCGTGATGCTCTTCTTTTTTGGGCAGGTGTTATTAGTGATGCTGATATTGAAGGTGGTTCTGTAGGTGGTGGTATTAAGAATATCTCACCAGCAGTTGGCAAACTTTATTTATTTAATGATCTAATGGATACTGTAACACATGAATATGAGTTAGTGGGTCTTTATCCTACAAATATTGGTGATATTGCTTTCTCTAATGTAGAATCTAATATCGCTACATTTACCGCTGAATTTAGATATCAATACTGGAAGACTGTTAAGACTGTTAATACTAATTTAGATATCTCATAATTGAGGAGATTATCGAATGGGCATTTTAAGTAATATAGTTGACGGAACTGGTGGACTTATCAACAATAAGATTAATAATCTTATTGATGGTACGTCAGATGGTCTTGAAGGCTGGGCTCGTGAATATATGCAGGGTGATATTGAAAGTCGTACTATTGATGTTGCGAGGGATGCTCTTAATAATAAGTTAGAAAGTCTTAAAAATGATGCATTAGGTGCAGTTAATCAAGCTGTTAGTACTGGTATACAGACAGCTAAAGCAGCAGCACTTGATTCTGTTTTTGGTAGTAAATCTGGATCTGAATTCCCTGAAACTACAGATTATACTAGTTATATAGATGAACGAAAAACATCTAAAGGTGATAAAAAGGACGGTGCATATAATGGTCCAAATTTAGATGAATTTTATGGTGCGTTTAGTAGTATTCAACGTGGTGATAGAAGATTTTCTATGTTGCAAAAATATATGTTTCAGGTTGATATTATAATTACTACGACTTCAACTGATTCTAAATTTGAACAAATTTATACTAAAAGAGTTGACAAAGATGGTTCGAGAGCTTTTAAACTTCTAGTATCTTCTATAGAAATACCTAACATAATTGTAGATAAACCAGAAGACCTTTTAACAGAATTTGGTCATGTATCTTTACCGTCCGGCACATTAATCCCTGATAGTAATGAATTTTCCTTAAATATATTAAATACAGAAGATTCTTTAATGGAAGGATTTTTTGTAGAATGGTTAGGTGAAGTGTGTGCAGATAGATACATATATGAAGATTTTCCATTCCATAAAGCTTCAATTAAGATTACTTTTTATCAAAGCAATAGTCTTTATAAGGCATTTGCATATGAATTTAAAGATTGTTTCCCTGTACAGGTGGAAACACAAAATCCTTCTCATAAATTTGATTTTAATGAAACAAGAGAAGTAAAAATGGCTTTTGATTATATGTTGTTACATAAATACACTGAAACAGCTTCAATTGCTGAAGCGGGTAATTTACTTGTACCAAATGCATTCCTTAATCAGTTTATTAATCCTATTGATGGATCAATAGCTAATACTGTAAAAAGTGGTGCGAAAAATTTCCTTATCTAAAATATAAATATGAATGAACTTATAGGAGTATGAGATATGAAGATAGATGAAGTATTAAAGGTTCTTGATGAAAGTAATGGTGCATATGCCATTCCTGTTTATATACCTTCCTTGAAACGAGAAGTTTCTTTTAATCCATTTACCATAGGTAAAATAAAAACAATATCAAAATTGTTAATTAGTGGTGATGATGATGATGATCTTTTTATTGTTTTAGTTAGTACTATATTAGATTTATGTAGAGATCAAAATGCATTAAATTTGAACGAATTAACTGAAATGGATTTAACATATATTTTGATGATACTTAAAATTCAAAATGGTTTAAAGGATGATGTCTTTAAAATTGAATGTAGTGAAAAAGATTGTGATTATACATTTAATTATAATGTAGATTTTGGAACTATTGTAGATAAATTCAAAAAAGTCATAGACAACACTACTAAGGATTTCAAAAAGGGTGCTATGGATATATCTGTAGAATTTGGAATGCCAAGTTTAGAGTTAATTATAAAATATAAAGGTTTCATCGAAATGACAAAAAAGTCTTTAAAAGAAAAAACAGAGGATTTTTCTGATGAAGATTTATTAAAGATTGAATATTATATGATTAAATATAGTAATTTATTGTTTATTAAAAATATTACTATTAATGGTGAATTAGTTGATAATTTCGATAAAGCATCTATAAAGCAAAGAAACGATATTATTGATAAACTCCCACCTAATATTATAAATTATATCCAAGATGAGATTATTTCTACTAATAAATTTGATGTACCTAAATTAATAGATAATACGATTAAATGTAATAAATGTGAATCTGATATTCATATCAGCATGGATTATCAGGATTTTTTTTTAACATAAAGAAAACACTCCTAGAAGAAAATGGATTTATAATGAATGAGGAAGTTAAACTTATTCAATATAGAAATTTTTCATTAGGTGATATAAATACTCTTCCTTATTTAGATTTTTCATTTTATTATGATAGACTTCGAATTGAAATGAATTCAGAAGATGAAGAAGAATAAGAATAATTTTGTTTATCTGTTTATTATAAATATCTTTAAAGAAGATTTATATAATTATGCCAAATCAAAATAACACTAATAATTCTAATAATTCCAATAATTTCATGTATGGTACCGAAATCACTTCAGAAGAAATGAAAAATATTAGTATGCCTAAACAGGTTCAAGAATCTCTTATGGGGTTAGATGATGTAATTAAACAAGCATCTACACAAAATAAAGAAGTATATAAAGGTTTAGAAGCAGCATTAGGAAGTAAAGGCGCAAGTAAAGACGCAAGTAAAGACAAATTAGGAATGGCTGATTTTGTTAGAAAAGAAAAATCTAGAATTAAAAGGGAAATTGAACACAGAGAGAAGATGTTAAGTTCTTTAGGTGCATTAAATGCATCCTTTGCATCCTTTGGTACTTTATCTGGATTAAGTAAATCATTAAAAAAACATGATTATAATGTAGGTAAAACTTTATTAGATACAGTTGGAAATGGACTTGGTACAATAGGTGGATCTTTACTAACTACATTTGGAAAGGGACTAGGTAAAACAGTAACTACATTAGGAACTGGACTAAGTAAAACAGTAACTAAATTAGGAACTGGACTAGCTAATGTAGTAAAAAATCCAGTATTTCTTAAAGGTTTAGCAGTTGCTGGAACAGCAGCTGCCGGGTATATGATTGGTCGTTCGATATTTGATAAGTGGATCGCACCTAGAATGGATGAAATGTATGATAGATGGTGGAAAGAACGTGTAGAAGTAGAAAAGATTGGAGCACTAAGAGCATTTAAAAGAAAAAAAGAAGTTAGAAAAAAGGTCACAACTGGGGAATTGACAAAATCTGAAGCTACTAAAAAATTAGGTCAAGAAAGTGTGATACAATCAATGATCGATGATTTAATTAATGCTAAGTTTATAAAAGAAGATGAACGCTCTAAGTATGAAAAATTATCTCTTCGAGCTCTTCATAGTAAATACTCTGAATTATCGTCAAAAGTTGAGACAGTAAGTACTGGTATGTATGGTAGTGTTCAGCGAAAAAGAATAAGAACACTTGGTGCACCGGGAACTGAAATAACAGATACAAAAATTAGAAGATATAATGACCGTATTAAAGCATTGGACATAATGGTAAAAAATAGAGAAACAGTGGAAAAGGTAAAAAGGGAGAAAAAAGAAAAGTTCGAAGCTATGTTTAAACGTCCAGATATGTCTGTTGAAGGTAGAATAGCTTATGCTAAAAGATTCGGAAAAACGTTTAAAGAAGTAACTAATCATGAATCACCTGAAGCTTATGTAAAATTTATGAAGCTACAAGAGAAAAGATATGAGGTGATGGAAAAGAATAGAAAACTTATTGAAAAGAAAGAGAAATTAAAAGAAACTGATAAAGAAGAATTATCTATGATAGCTAAACAACTGGTCGAAAATAATAAAATTATGAAGAAATTAGCAAGTGAATTAAGTAAGAAAGGAACACAAGCAACGAATAATGTTAATACTCAAAGTGTTAATACTACTAATAATTTTAATGGTAGAGATCAAAAAAGTCTCGGAAAAGCAGTATCGGGTCAACCAGCATAATAGGTGAAATATGGCATTAAAAGGTACAAAACATTTAAGAATATCAAAAGATCAAACTTGGGATAATAGAAAAGAATGGAAAATTACAGATATTAATATCGGTAATAAACTTCATACTATACAAGAAGAAGGTTCATTTGTTAATAGAACCAATATACCAATTATTAATATTTTTGAGTTTCAACCAACTTTTTATAGAAATATTCAACAATATATAAAAAAAGTTAAACGTCAATTTAAAAGATCTTTTGATCATTTTCAAAATATGTATAACAATATCGTTAAAAATCAAAAGAAAATTGCAGAGGCTATTACTAATACAACTACAGCCAATTTAGGATCAACAGTAGATAAGTTAGGTGAAAGTTTTCAAGTAAATTATAATGAGTATACTAATGATATATTTATTGAACCAATAAAAGATGTTAAGGGTGCCTTTGATGGTAAATACATTAGAACGTATCAAATACCTTATAATAATGATATGTTTATTGATGCAAATGGTAAATCCGGTTGGGATACCTTAGCAGCAAGTGGTATTAATTTAGGTGATAATGTATTGAGTACTATATTTAAGAGTGTTGCTTCACTTGTAGAAACTCCATCATACCCGACATGGAAATCTAAAGATAGTGAAAATGGTTTTTATGCATTTTCAACAAAATTTAATTTAATCAATAATAATATTGATACACTTGTAAAGAATTTCACTTTTTTATCCCAATTATTTCAAGGTACTATGTGGATGCAGATAGATTCAATCAAAGTTCCACCAAATATTTATTCAATTGAAATTCCCGGTCAATTATTTATTCAATATTGTGCATTAAGTATTAATGTTAAAAGTGTTGGTAATAAAAGAAGAATAAATAATACTGAAGCAATGAAAAGAAAATTTGATGTTACTGGATATAAAGTTTTTAAAGAGAGTCGAGAAGATATTTATTTCCCCGATGCTTGGGAAGTTGATTTAACTTTTAAATCTTTATTACCAACTAGTTTTAATACATTTATGAATTATTATCAAAATGGTATGGGTGATGGAGAACCTTTTAAACAAACAATAGCTGCCGGTGATGCTATGGTAAACGGTCTTGATGTTCAAGAAGGCGCAGTATTAAATAATGATGATGTTGATAGAACGCCTATGAGTTTTGGTAATATGGGTGGCGGTATGTATAATGCTTAAGGAATTGAAATGGCAACTGATAAACAAAAACATATAAGAATAGTTAGACCTGATAATACCTATAACAATAAAGATTTTAGATTTAGATTAGGTGATATAAATTTAGGTACAGAAGAACAAAGTAGATTAATTAATGAGCATGATAATTTCATGAACAGTGATCTTGAAACTTCTTTACATAAAAGAACAAGTATTCAATATATTAATGTTACAGAATTTGAACCTGATATGTTTTTTAGAATGACACAACATCTTAAATTAATCATAAGTACTTTAGATCTTACGAATACTGCTGTACAGAAAGCTTTAGGTGCAGCGGAAAACTTCCTTGAAACGTTTTTTAAGAACAAGGGAAAATATAATAAAAAGAAAGCACCTGATGATTCTACTACTTCATTAGCTTTAAATTATTTTTTAGATGAAGATAATGATAACACATATGCAGATCAAGTATTAACAAGACCTTTAAAAATTTATAGAAGTTTTTTTAATGGTAAATACGTTAGATCTTATCAAATACCTCAAAACGATGATCTCTTTTTCAGTACAGATGGTACTAGTGGTTGGAATACTAATAGTGATAGTATGGAGTTGGGTTTCACTGGTTATATGGAAACTATCTGGAAAACATTAAATAATGCTAATATTGTTAGCTTACCACCAATTCCAAGATGGAATCATAAATCAGCGGATACTGATTTTTTTGGTGTTGATACTACATTTAATTTAGTAAATAATAATCTTGAGAATCTAACTAAAAATTTCAAATTTTTGATTAATTTGGTACAAGGTCCATTTTGGATACAAAACAATACGAGACAATATCCACCTAATGTGTATTCTGTAGAAATTCCAGGCACTGTATTTATTCAATATGCAGCTATGGGAGTAAATGTTAGTACAAAGGGTAATAAAAGAAGACCTCCTTTAAAATTCTTTCAAAATTTAACACCGAATATTTTTGGTGCTAATTTCACAGAGTACATGGACAAACATGATATTTTACTTCCAGATGCTTGGGAAGTAACAGTTTCGTTTAAATCACTTGTTCCAAATAATTTCAATAATTATTTAAACTATTTGTTAAATCCATCTCAATCTGAAGTGATAACGGGTAATACCTTTGAAGATGGAATTTTAAAATCATAAATATGAAAAAGGTATAATTATGAAAAATAATGATTATGAAGATGTAAATACTATTCAACTTACTGATTTGGCGAATATATTTAATGTTTATGAAGATGCAAATTTAGGTAATTTTCAATTATCTTATTCTATAAATAGAACATTTAACATTATAGGATTGGATAATATAAATAGGAAATATTATGATAATTATATAATTAAAGAACTTGATACGTGGTTATCAATTTCTTATCAAATTTATAATACAACTAGATTATGGTGGCTTGTTTGTAAAATGAATAATGTTACAGATCCAACACAATCACCTGTTGTAGGAGATCAAATCAAATTATTAAAGAAAACATATATTGATAATATATTAGAAACTATAGAGAACGAGTAAATGGCAGTTATTAATCAAAATAGTGGAACCGAAAATTTAGAAGCATTTGGTGTAACTTATAATAATCAATCTTATAGACAGATTATTGGAGCGTTTAGGGTTAGTGAAAAGACTAAACCTGCACAAAAAGATATTAAATATGATATTTATTTTGCTAATGATTCTGTTATCTCGTTAGATATTACATCAGATGTTGATTATCCTATATTAGTTGGAGAAATGATATATGAAGATTCATCGTTAGATCAAATACCTAATTTAATACCTGATGGATATACTTTTATTAATATTATAATTCAGAGGGTAGAAAACTTTCAAGTTATTGAATCATTTACACATGCTTTTATTTTAGAAGATATAGAAATTGTTAATAAGGAAACCAATACTTTTAGATTAACATTGAAAAGTGTATATTGGTATATGTTTAATAACTTCTTAGCATATTCATCTATAGATGAAAATAAAGATTACGCTACAATGTTAAAAGAGGTTTTAAATAAAAACATATTTATTACTGTAGATTCATCTTATAGAAAAAGTATTAAAAAAGGTGATTTTATAACACCATCGAACACATCTCTTTTTGAAACTGTTGAGGATTTATTGCAAAATTCGTTAGATAAAGAAAATGGTATCTATTTTTTACAATATAATCATATGGAAGATAAATTTTACATAAGAGATATAAAAACACAATATAAAGAATATGATGAATCAGAAAAATCCTTTAATTTATTTGCATTAGTTGGTACAGATAGTGAAGTTAATTCAAGAATGGTTCAAATACGAAATTTCACTAATAAAAAAGAAATAACTATGACTGATTATACGAATAGTGTTAAGGATTTCAAAACTTGGACATTTGATTATTTAAAGGGTGGTTATGTTACTAAAGAATATAAGTTAAATAATATTAAAGATTATTTCCCTAAGTCTTCACGTAATGATTTCAATGTGGATTTTAAAAGTGTACCTAATGCGATACCTAATGATGTTCGTAATGATCATAGTGAGCGATTAGGTATAACATTTGAAAATAAAATGCCATATACTAAAATTTTTATGTTGAACAATGTTATAAATTTTTTAGTTGACGGTTTTTTATTGAGAAAGGCTGGAGATGTATCTTTAATTGACGTAGCTAAAGATGACCCTTATAAATATAAATATTTTGGATTATGGTTTATTGGTAGAATTAAACATCGTTTTTCAACTAGAAATAAAGTTTATGAAAATGAGATTTGGGGTTGTAGAATTGAAAATATGAAAAAAACTGATAAAAATAAGAAAATCGAGGGTTAGTATGAATTATTATGGTATGTATAGAGGTGAAGTTGTTTTTAATAAATATAGTGATAGTAAACAAGATGATGACCCAAGTAAACAAGATGCTAGATTAAAGGGACGTTGTAAGATTTGGGTGCCTGGAGTATATCCTGAAGAATATTATAAAAAGACTAATTATCTTCCTTGGGCTGAACCTTCTTATCCTTTTTTTGGCGGTGCTGTAGGAACTGGTATAAATAGTGTACCTGCTGTAGGTGCATTTGTTTGGGTATTTTTTGAAGAAGGTGATGAAACATTTCCTGTATTTTTCGGAGCAATGCAAGGTGGAGACAATTGGGTTTCTGAGCATGTTAAACAGCATGTAATTAAAACAGAGAATGTAGAAATACGTATAGATGATAATCCTGCAAAGTCTCAAACAATGAAAGAAATACCTATTGTTGCTGGTGGAAGTGGAACGCTTAGTGCATCGGTGCAACTTAAAGTTACTGGTAATGTTAATATACTTATCGAAGGTGATGCAAATGTTAAAGTTACTGGAAAAACCTATGTAGAATATGGTAGTGATGTTAAAGAGAAAATTACAGGTAATTATGTAAGAGAAATTACAGGTGAGTTAACAGAATCTGCTTCAAAATTTAATTATACTGGTGAAACAGAGATTACTGGTGAAACCAAGATTACTGGTGCTACAGAGATTATAGGTGATACAGATGTTACAGGTACAGTTGATGCGACAGTTGATGTGATCGGTGGTGGTATTAGTCTTAAGGGTCATACACATACATTAACTACATCTGAAGGTGCACCTGACAGTGAACATAAAGGTAATACTGCTGCTCCAACACCATAATCTTAATATATAATTATATTCGTGAAATTATTGTTCTTTGAGATTATAAATATATCAAAAAAGCGAGGATTATTAATGGCATCATTAGAATTTAATGTAGGATTCCTAGAACATGAACGAGACGAACTAGGATTTAAATCAAAAGATCTTGCTGTTGCAGTTGAAATAAATAAAAACAATTATGATATTAGAGATATGAAAGATTTAGATTCTGTGAAGGATAGCCTACATAATATATTTAGTTGGATTAAAGGTGAGAGGATTTTAAATCCTTTATTCGGTAATCCAATTATTGAATATATTTATGAAACAATTACACCTGAAACTGCTAACAAGATTAGTTCAGCGATTGGTGGTGCAATAGAAACATGGGATGGTAGAATAAGAGTAAAATTAATAGATGTCCAACCTGATGCAGATAATAATCAATATGACATCAAAGTGTATTATGACGTTCCTTTTCTTAGCTTGCATGGATTGGAATATAATAAAATAGTAACTATTGAGGAATAAAAATAATGGCGAATTTTAATGGCGATTTTCTTAAATTTGATGCATATTCAATAAAAAATGCAATAACACAAAAACTTTCAGATGATACAAATTTTACAGATCAAATTTTTGAATCATCAAATCTAACTGCACTTATTGATGTATTTTCAGTTGCTTTCGAATATATGATGTATTATGTAAATCATGGTGCATCCGAAGCTATGTTTAATGATACACGTTTATATGAAAATATTAACCGTATTGTTAAAATGCTTGGTTATAATCCACTTGGACATTTTTCAAGTAAAACAACAATTTCATTTCAAAATGCTGAAGGATTTGAGACCTCAGCAATTTTTGGAGATGCGCAAAAGGTGATGTCAAAATATAGTTACATGGATACTGGATCAACTGATACCAGAGGTAATACAATTTACTATTCACCTATTCGTAATGTTCAAGTTAATGATATCAACTATTCTTCTGATAGTAATACATTTGATGCAGTTAATGGACGTTGGAAACTTTATGAGCGTACATTTATTTCAAATGGTGATCCATTTGAAGAATATAGCTTAGATGCTATTCCACTTGAAGCGGAAGATGCAGATGACACCATTTATTTAGCACATCCATACATAGATGTTTATGTCAAAACAACTGATCCTGCAACAGGTACTGTTAAATATGATATATATGAACCTGTTCCAGAAGGAAATATCTTTAGTAACAATACCAGTATATTAAAACCAGATACACAAAAATTTGAATTAAGAATAGATGAAACGAAATTTTATACAATTAAGTTTGGTGACGGTATACACGGTAAACGTTTAAAGAAAGGTGATGAAATCTTTATAGTCTATTTAGATGGTAATGGTGAAGATGGTAAAATTGGTGTAGAAACTATTAATGATGATGGTGCTTTAGTTCAAGGTATTGCTGGTGCTACAGATGCTTTATTTTACGCTTTCCAAAATGCTACAGCAGATAGTTTCATTACACAAAATGAATTAAATAAACTTCTCTTTAAAAACATAACAGAATCGAGTCCTTTCACTATGTTGGAAGATGTAGAAGATATAAAAGAAAAAGCACCGAATTGGTTTCGTTCAGGTGGACATTTAGTTACACGTGATGATTATCGTAATTTTGTACTTTCTATCTTCTCTGAGGATTTTTATTCTGCTAAAGTAATGAATAATTATGAATATATGGCAAGATTCTTTAAATGGTTAAAAGATTATGATGCATTAAGTATTCAAGTTCGTAACTTTGGATATAACTATGTAGATTCATGTGATTTTAATAATGTTTATATTTGGGTCAAAGCTAAATATAGTGATTACAATAAACAATATATTTTAGATAACATGAATTCAAGAAAAACATTAACAGCTGAACCTGATTTATATGATGCAATCGATAGAATATTTGTTCCATGTTTAAATTTTAATGATTCTGATAGTCTTCCAGTTGGATATGATAACTTAAAATACGATATTAATGATTGGGATACAGATTTTGAAAATTGGATTGAGATTCATAAAGATATTGATTCATTTGTTTCAGTAGAAAAAATTCGTTCAGTTGCATTGACTTCATTGAAAAAATTCTTTAATCCATTATATAATAAGATAGGAGATAATATTAATATAGATGAATTATATACAATATTATCTTCAATAAATGGAGTTAAACAAGTGAGAACAGCATATAAACCTGTAGACGGTAGTGTTAATGATATTCAATATTATAATGGCTTATCGTTTGCGACATGGACACCATTAATTATTGGTGGTAAAGATATGGAACTTGTAAACGGAAAATTCCAATTAGAGGATTTCCAATTTCCAGTATTATTATCCGATAATTTAGAAAGTAGAATTAAAGTAGTTTCTGAATCGTATAATCAAACATCAGTAGAATTTTAAGGAATACATAAATAAATGAGTTTTAATACATTACAACCTGATGAAATTGTTCAAAGATATAATTCTGATTACTCAATTACTGAAAAGTTAAATGATTATATTCGTAATTATGATTGGCAGGCTGGCTTTAATGACGTTATTAGAAATAATTTACCTCGTGATGATAACGGAAAGGTTATTTTAAATAATTGTCCAGAAAATGCTGCACTATGGTTAATGTTATCTGCGTCTTTTGAAGATGTAGGTTCTGAAGTTTATGAAAAGATAGATAGTTTCGTTAAAAGATCTGTTGATGTGGAAACGTGTAATTATGATTCGTTATATTCTATCAGTGATTTATTGGGGTTTAATTCAAATAAACTTTTAGTTAATTATCCATTAGAAATTAAATCTCTTCTTGAGATTTTTTCAATAGGTAAAAGACGAGTTTCTACTAGTGGTGAAATATTACTTGATAAGGATATCGAGTTTTTAAGTGGTGATATTACAACAACTGCTTCAGGTACAATGTCTGGTTATGATTTGAGTGCTGAAACATTTGTTCAAGCTACATCTACTATTGAGCCAGATTGGACACCTACACAACAAACTAGTATAATATCTATTAGTGGTAATACTCCATATGAAGATTTTGAAAGTTATACATCATTTATTGAAGATCAATTTTACAATGTATTTGAGGACAATATTACTGTTGAAAATTTCTTACAAGAATATTATGATAAAATTTACGTTTCTAAAACTAATACTTCTGAAAATATATTAGATACTGAAGAAGATGAAACTTCAATTAAAGAGTTAAAATTAAAATTATACTTACCTGAAAGTTTTTCAGCAAAGGATGAAGCTGATAGTATCATAGCTGGTCGTAAAAGAAAATATGATTTTACTACGGATGAAAGAACATTAATTGAAGCTGAAATTGAAAGACGTTCAGTGTATGAAAAGTTTGGTAATTCGCCAGAAAATACTGAGTTTAGACGTTTTAAATATGAAAAGGAACGTAAATTCAGAGAATATGTTAAATTCATAGAAGATGTTTCTATACTTGCTAGAGAAACTACAATTGATACTGATTATAGTTTAGATTTAATGGAAATCTCATTAGATGATTATAAATTCTTTGATTATTATTTTGATATCCCGCCTCAATCTGGTGGTGTTCCTGTATCTGGTGATATGATTGAATATGCTGTTCATTTTTTAAGAAATGTTTGTCTTAATGTTTTCTATAAACGTGAAGACATTAAAACTACTGCTCAAAAATTTAAGCATATTGGAACAAACGAAGTTATCGAACTCCTAATTAGTGATTATCTTTATAAGAATTTTTCAAGTAGAGATAAATGGAACTTTTATGAATTTCCTGAATTGTCAGCATTTAGTCCAACATTTTCAGGTATTTTATTAGGTGGTACTACAGATTATTTATCTGGAGCACTTTATAATAAAGTTAGAGTTATTGAATATGTTGATGAAACAGAATATTACAATATAGAAACCGTAGCGACTTCTGGTGATTCTGATGTAAATGTACGTTACTGGGAAGATACAACTACTAGGGATGCTTCAGACGCTACAAGTGGTGACATCTATAATTTCTATAAGAATTTAGGTGTAGAAGGATCTTATGATGATATTTTAGATTTACTCAATGCTGTGTATGATGCTGGCGCAACTTCTGCAACTTTAGCAACACTTACTGCTGATACAATCGATGATAGTCTTAGTGGCTATGTATCAGGGAATATGTCAGGTATGTATCTTAAGTATTTTGGTAATACCAGTGGTGATATCCCGTGGGTAAATGATAAAAATCAAATCCATCCAAGTGTTGCATTACATCCTTATCTTTGGTCATTACAAGAAGAAGATACAGTAGGATTTATACTTGACCCTGTTTATAGTTTCAATACAACAGTATCAAGTGACTTAATATCTGATTTAGATAGAAGAATAGATGAAAATGGTTCAATAATTAATCTTTGGCAGTCAGATGCAGTTACGATGGGATCATATGAAGATGGTTATCAATTTAGTCCTAATTTTGATAGATTTTATGCTGAAAATGAAAAAATTGATTATGATGGTCCATTTATTTTTGAAGCTTTAAGTGCTTATCTTGATTATGTAACAAGTGGCTTAACTACTGATAATATTAGTGCATTTTATTTAGATTGGTATAGTCACCTAAATTTAAATGAAACTTTTGAAACTAAAATTAAATGGCAACTTGAAAACCATGAAGCTGATATTTTACGTATGGCAGATAAACAAATTTTCCAATTTGGTATAGATAAATTTGGTAGTCAATATACGTTATTTAAAGATGATAACGAATATCAAACAGCTGGGGAAATTTGGGTGAAATATAAAAATCATCCACTATCATTCCCATTAGCTAATAATTTAAGTGGTGAAAGAGAATATCAATTAGATATTTCTAGTTTTTATGATGATGCTGAAGATTTTTTAAATGCTTCTACACAGACATATGAATTTGAACTGGTTACATTAGGTTCAAAAAATATTCTTTGGGCTCATACAGCAGGACCAGATACAAGTAATCCTATTAATAGTAGAAGTGGTGTAGTGTATTATATGACACTTAATCTCCCATATGAGGATAACATTACATATTATGCTAATAGATTGGAAGGTAATAACTGGTCATCTGATATATCATCTAATAGTGGTGAATTTGTAGGTGTTTATACTGCTAGAGGATTTGAAGGAGATTCTTTTGTAATTGCATCAAGAAGTGGATATACTTCATCTGAAGTTATTACACCTGATGCTTTAGGTTTATATAGTTTACAATTTAATTTTCAAGTATATGATGATTTACATGGTATAACACCGTATGCTAAAACAATAACCACTAAATATCCATTATATACTGATGCTGATAATCAATTTAATAGAATTAAATTAAATAAATTCAGAGAAACACTTTCTGTTACCTATGAGTCTTCAAATGTTACTTTTTCTGGAAATGAACCATGGATTTTTAATGGTACTGGCAATAACGGTAAATTTAATGCTGAGTATAATACAGCTAAACAAATATATCATAATGGTTTTACTGTAATTGATTGGGCATTAAATGACGGTGATACTGTTCCTACTTCATACGTAGTACGATATTATAATGGGTATAATGATGTAGGTCGCCAAAGTATAGAAGCTTGGGAAGGGTATATAGGCTCGGAACATCCGATTGTGTCTAGTGAACCTGTTGGCGATCTAAGTACAGCTTTAACTGTATATAATGTGAATGCAGATAAATATATTGGATTAGAATTTTTAGGTATGTCTGATCCATCAACTTCTGCGAGATTTGATGTCGATGAAATGGATTTTTTCTGTTTTAATACTAATGATGAATATTTTGGTATGTGGGCATCTAATGTATACCCAACATGGGAAGAGGCGACATTCCCTTGGACTGCAACATATGGAGATGAATTAAGTGGTATAGACTTTACGAAATGGGTTCCTATGGAATTAGATGGAATCTCAGGTGATTATGTTACTTGGGAAAGTAAAGTTTCGTTGTATAGATTATTTACAACTCCCGGTGAAGAATGGACATTTGGATCACTTGGAAGTGATGATATCTTTTATTCAGTAACAGTTACATATAATGGCAGAGGATGTCAAAAATTCGATATACAGAAAACACCTATAACAGTTTAATAAATATAAAAAAGTAATGGAGATATATTAATAATGGCATTTACAGAGAATTTACAAACATTAACCCCTATACTTTCTACGGATCATTTAATTGTATCTCGTGGAGATATTGTTGACAATTTTAATGAATTAAATACCTATGGTACTAATAGTAAAGCAGGTTTAATGCAAATTGCAACATCTGGTGAAATGAATACTGCTGACGGTTTTGGTGCAATTACAGCAGCTACTTTAAAGGATAGTGAATTTCAAAATCCTTTTAGATATAATAATAGTTTTGTTAGTGTTGTTAGTTTAAGTGGTGATAATACTGCTCTTGCATCTGTTGAATATGTAGATAGTATTGTAGCAGGAGCAGCCGTTGATTTACCTGCTTATAAAGCAGGTGTTTTAGACCCTGCTTATCTTAAAAGAAATCAATCTGACGCACCTGTATCTGATAATGATTTTGATTTAGGTGCTGATGGATATCGTTGGACGACTATATGGGCATACACTTTTGACGGTACAGCAACACAAACTGAATATGCTGACGTAGCTGAAAAATACACATGTAAAGATGACGTAGAAACTGGCGATGTTATTGTTATTTCTATTGAGGGAGATTGTGATACTGAAATGTCAACTACTGAGTGTGATCATAGAGTAATTGGTGTAATTTCTGAAAAACCTGGTTATTTAATGAATAAAAATTTAGATGGACCATCTGTTGGTCTTTTAGGTACACTACCTGTTAAAGTTACTGGAACATGTCTTAAGGGTGATCTATTAGTTACATCTGATATAAAGGGTGTTGCTCGTGCTGCAAAATCACCTGATGAGTATGCATTTAAACTAGGTTATGCTATTGAAGGTAAAGATACTAAAGAAATCGCCCTTGTAAAATCCATTATCAAATAGTTGAAATAATTCCCGCCTTGGTTATAATATATAATAAAGGCGGTTTTTTATGTCCCTAGAAGTACAATTAGTTCTAACTGAAAAATGTAATTTTAAGTGTGATTATTGTTACCTATCTCTTAAAAAGACTAGGATGACAGTAGATAAATTTAAAGATTTTTATTATAATCAACTTAAAGAATGTATGGAACTACACAGATGTGATACATACCACATTGTGTTCTTTGGTGGTGAACCATTACTAGAAATGAAACTTATTGATGAAATCCATGATATCGTTTATTTGAAGGATTATTGTAAAGGAATTTGTGATGGATTTAAGGTAGTAACGAACGGTTCTTTATTGACTGAAGAAATTTGTAAGGAGTTCATCACTAAAGATATTAAAATAAGTGTTTCGTATGATGGTCTATGGCAAGATGAAAATCGTGAAGGACAACTATCAGAAAATAGTATATTACGTAACCCTATTTTACTTCAAAAATATGTAGATAAAGTCCATTGCATGGTAAAGCCTGAAAACATCTCATCAATTGTTGAGAATTTCAACTATTTCATAGATCTAAATCTAACTCCTAATTTTACGCTAGTTGAAGATAATATATGGTCAGATAAGGATGTTGAAATATTTGAAAAACAAATAGAATTATTAGTTAAAAGAAATATTGAAACGGTTAAAGAAGGAAAAAATATTATTGCAGGATTTTTTACTCAATGGATAACAAAAATCATTAAGCCAACTGTTAGCACTTGTTCTATTGGTAAATCAGTATCATTATTCCCTGACGGTAAAATATATCCATGTGCTAGATATGGTAATCAAGATCAACATATATTATATGACAAAGATTTTAAGAGGTTTAATATTCATGAAGTCGGGAGATTAGGTAATAAAGCTAATTGGGGTTGTGGAAATTGTGAAATAATAGCATATTGTAATACTGGTTGTCCAGCAGTTCAAGAAGAATTTGGAGGTCTAATACCACAATTATGTGATTTTTATAAAATACTCTTTAAAAATACGAATGAATTTATTAAAGTAGTTGGAGGAACGTATTTAATACGTTTACATATTGAAAATATAATGAAAGATATAGGAGTTACTTAATGAATATAGTACAGAAAATAAATAGAAGTTATAATGCATCAAGAGCATTATTATCGTTATATCAAAATGTAGCATTTGATAAAGATGCTGAACAAATTCTTAACTTAGCTAAACTGTATGCAGATAAGGCTAAAGGATTTAAACAAGATTTAGATGAAGTTGAACCGGATTTCAATGATGAAGTTATGGATTTAGTAGATGAAATCAAAACTGAGGAAAAAGAATAATGGCTAAATTTCTTATATTAGGTGGTGCAGGATTTATTGGAAGTAATTTCGCAAAATATGTACTTGATAAAGGACATGAAGTTATTATCGTTGATAATTTTTCTACTGGAAATGAAGAAAATATTCAGGATTTTATGGAGAATGATAAAGTAGATATTTATCGGTTCAGATTAAAGAGATGTACTGAAGGGTATGATTGTTATTATTTAAAAAAGGGAAGAGGAAGAGGTAAAAGACAGATATATGAATTAATGGAAATTTCTGATTATATTATTCATCTTGCAGCATCTGTTGGTGTATCTTATGTCGAAGATAATGCACAATCTACTATCTTGAATAATATGGAGATGGAACAAATGGTTTTTGGTTTTAATGAAAAATATCAAAAACCAATCTTCTTTGCTAGTACTTCTGAAGTATACGGTGAAGGTTTATCTACACAATCATCATTCAAAGAAACTGATTCTCTAATGATTAAACCACCTGTTGAAACAAGGTGGGGTTATGCGTGTTCCAAATTAATGGGAGAATTTTTACTACATTCTTATACTCAACCATTTGTTATTGGTCGATTTTTTAATGTGACTAGTAGGAATCAGGTTAGTAATTATGGAATGGTTTTACCTTCTTTTGTCGAACAAGCACTTGAAAAGAAACCTCTAACGATTTATAATAGAGGTCTAGCAACACGTTGTTATTGTCATATCGATGACGCAGTAGAAGCTATGTATAAACTTATGACTACACAACGATGTTATCGACAAATCTTTAATATAGGTAATCCTGATGAAGTAAATGTACTACAATTAGCTAATAGAGTTAATAGTCTTACAAGAAATGGAAATAATATTATTTTTGATGATGAATCTAGATGTAGTACAGATATTATGAGAAGAGTTCCATGCATTGATAAAATAAAGGGCTATATTGATTGGAAACCTTTGAAGAATTTAGATCACATTATCGTAGATATGATTATGCATAAAGGATAATTAAATGAATAGAAATCTTAACATAGAATTTAAAGTAACCAATGATTGCAATCTTCGATGTAAATATTGTTTTGAACATGGTTCATTTAATAGTAAACAAATAGAGAATTTTGAAATTGTTAGATTACTCGAACGAGTAGAACTATTAATAAAATCTGAAGAATTTAAAGAACGTTTTGATTCTTTCTCATTTACATTATGGGGTGGTGAACCATCTTTGAATTATAGAGTAT